GTTCGCAATACCCTTGTCCATATAGGCCAGGGAGGACCCGCAAGCTGGCGAAGCAGTGTTCAGTTGTTGTTCAGTTGGGCGCATGGGTGCGGCTCTTCTAATAATTCGGGGCGCGGGGCATCGGTCTGTTGGTGTCGAAGCGTTGAGCTATTGCGGCTCGAAGTCCTGGGCATCCAGGGTGCGCATTTCCTTTGCCTTCGCATTGTTCTGGCCGAATATGGATTCAAGACGGGCGAAGTAAGCGCGGCGATCCTCAATCATTGTGGATATCAACATGCGAATCATCTCTGGCGATGTAACACCATCGGCCTCGGCAATTTCCTTGATCGCATGGAACATCGGTTCATCCATCGCCACTTCGATGGAGAATATTTTCTTCTCGGCCATGATCATCTACCCAACAAAAAGAAGCCCCGGCCCGAAGGCCGAGGCGAATGCGGACCAGCAGGGCGAAAAGAAGCCGGCCGCGATGGAGACACTTGGAAATGAGGTGGCTGCTGACATTTCAGGCAGCCTTATTTTCATTACGCCGGTCCAGCTGCTGACGATGTTCGGGAGCGCGGCGCTCGCCATGGCGCGGATCGCTGGAACCGCATTCGGGGATTGCCGGGGGACTTGCAATGGCGGTGACTTCGCTGTGCAAGGCGATCAACGCCTGCCCATCACCCCAGCGGACATCGGAATATTTACCTTGCGATGCGGCAGCTACCCAAGCCTGAGAGCGACCGATACGCAAACCAATTTGCACCTGGGATAAGCCATGCGCACGAATCTCGGAAATGATGTTTTGCCAGTTCATATCCATCATTATCACGATCACGTTTATTTATGTCAACGCAACAATGCTAACGATCCGCATGAAAATCAATCATGACTACGTTTGCTGATCGTTTAAAAGAGTCCAGGGTTAGAGCTGGACTGACTCAAGAGGGGCTTGCTAAGGCTATTGGCCAAAAAAGCCAGTCGGTTATTTCGTCTATTGAGTCCGGACAAAATAAATCAACATCATATCTTCCAGAAATTGCAAAAGCCGTTGGTGTCGATGCCTTTTGGCTTAAAACCGGCAAAGGATCACCCAACAGCGCTGCTCTTAAGCCTGACGAGCAACTAATCCTTGAAGCATTCCGCCTGTTCGATGATGACCGCCGGGAAGTTTGGTTGCTTATGGCTCGACAGACCGTAAAAGACACTAACGCGAAACAAACAAACAAAGGCCGCGTGATCCAACTGGCGGACTACCGCAGATGATTTGTATGACGAAGGGCATATTCAGGCGCCTAAATTTTTCGGCTCTTCGGATAGTAGTGTGTTTGGCGGGTGTTTCAGGTGATTTTGCCTGAGCACCCGTTGTTGTGTTTTCGGTCGGATTTCAGTGTGTTTGGCCTCGGATTGTTCTGTGGGCGAATCAGCCCACGCCGGGAAGCCGCTTCTGCCCGGTTGCATCCTCTTCCAGCCAGTCGGCAAGCTTGGCAATGTCAATGCCGAACGTCACCTGTTTCTGCTCTTGCACCTGAACTGTTTCGTAACCGCCGTCGAAGCTCGACATCAAATACATGCGAGCCATGGACAGGTCTTCTTTCTTCTTGCGCTTGATGGAACGGTAGCTAGTGACAACGCCTTGCTTCTTCGGGGCGCGGAGCAGCTTCACCCGTAAGGCGTCAAAGCTGTAGCCCCTGCCCAGCCTGTCCATGGCTCGCGTCAGGCCGTTCTGGCATTCGGTGTAGGCATTGGTAATGGGTGTCTCGAAAAACTCCAGAATCTCCTTCTCCCAATTGCCCCAGCAGCGCAGCAAGTCGCTCCAGTGTTGCCATTGCTCAGGCGGGATGTTCTTTACGAACACCTCGAAGCGCGTCTTGGCCTCGCGCTTGGTCTTCGAGTCATAGACGCTGTAGAACTCTTCCTTCAAGTCATAGACTACGCCGACCTCCGGGAACATCTCACGCCAGCCATTGAGCTTGTCCCGCTGCCAGTCTTCCAGGTCGTGCTCACGGGTCTTCAGGATGTATTTGTCGTGCATCAGCTTGAGCTTTGTGCGCTTGGCGGCGATTTCCTTGCGGATGCGCAGGCGAACCTTATCCACTGCGTCCTCGGCCATTTTCAGGATGTGAAACTTGTCTGCTACCACCTTGGCGTTCGGGAACAGGTCGTGAATCAGGTGCTTGTAGCGAGCGGTGCAATCCATCGAAACACCCTTGACGGCATCACGGTTCGGCATCTGCTCGAAGTAGGCACGAAACGTTTTTGCGGAACAATCCTTCAGGAACTCAATGGCACTGTTGTTTGACAGGTTGGTGATGACGCCCCGTGCAGCGCCAGCGATGTCCAGTTCGTCGATACCCATGTATTCAGGCTGGGCGAACTTGGTCGTGTCGATGTCGTCCTTGTAGCGGCCATAGAAGATGTTGCGGACGGTCTTCTCGTTGATGCCGTATTCGCGGGACAGGTCAGAGAACGAGCGTTCAAGGGCCAACTCGGCAATCCTATCCACAAATCGGGTCGTCGCCAGGTGGTCGTCATCCACCCACGGGAGAGGATGGAAGAACGTGCCGCCACAGTCCTTGCAGCGGTAGCGTTTCCGAACAAGGTGAATGCAGGTGAATCGCGCCTGATGCGGCAAGTCCATCACTTGCTGTTTGTATTGACCATGGCCAATAAAACTCTTGCTGCCGCACAACTGACATTCCTCTGGTCGGCCTTCACAACCGGCATGAATGGAAAACGTCGGGCCGTCAGACTCAGTGGCGGTCACAGCAATACCCGGCAGGTCGAGAGGCAGCATGGCGTTAACGCAAAAGGCATATATTCTACGCCCACGAGAAGAAAGAGCCTCCGAAGAGGCTCTTGAGAAACAAACGGTCAGCGCCTCAAGCGTTATCAGCCAAGTCAGCCTCGGTTACTTTCATCTCCCGAGACTTGCCGATAATCTTGTAGAAACGCCCGAGGTCTGTGTGCTTTTCAGCCCACTGAACAAGAAACTCTTCAAGCTCTTCCGCTGCCTCGTTACTGACATCAAGCCCGCCTTCAGCGCACTCGCCAACCTCGTCATAGAGGCGCTCTTCCATATCCTCGATGAGCCTCGACGCATCAACCAAATCCTTGCCGGTGATATGGCGGAAGTCAGCCTCGTAATAGACCGTTCCAACCGCTACGTCGCCGTTGTCCTTCAGCGCCTCCATAAGCTCGCTGAACTCGGTGTGGTTGAAGTCCTCGTCATTGGTGCTAAAACATTTCTCCATGATTTCTGCCCTTTTCTGATTTGCGTATAAACACAATAAAATCCTAATGCGACCACTGTAGCACAGGCGACCTAAAAACACAATGTCATCCTATGTTGTGAGTATAGTCACGGGCGGTGTAAAACACGGCGAAACACACCAAGTTCCGAAGAGCCAATTTTTCACACTCAAGCGCGGAAAGGCAGATCAATGAAGAAACGTAGAGAAATTCCCACCATTACCGTTGGCCAGCTCAGGCTAGCGCTTTCAGCATGGGAAGACGATGACCTGCTTTCATTCAGCGGCCTGGAGTTCAACCGCGTCAAGGGACGCGGTGACCACCTGGTGCAGATCGAATTTATGGAACAAGTCTTTCTCGACGCGGCTGGCCGCGTGGTGGTTCAAAACCTAGAATGATCGAAGCGGCAGCAATGACGCCCTCGGCATCATCCATGGGCCGATAGCTTTCGTCGATAACGCCATCCAGGAAGCGGCGCAGTAATACGCCGCCTTCCGGCTTGAGATCGATCAACCATTGCTCACCCGCGCTGAGATTCACTTCAGCCCCGTCACTGCGACGGTAAAAAACGCCCATAGGTAAGATTTCCATTTTCCAACTCCGCTAGCCCGGCACATGCCGGGCTTTTATTTTGTCACAATTATCATGATTACGTTGACATCAAATAACGTTATCGTGATAATTGGCTCTAGTACCAACCCGGAGCCGCAGATGACAAACACCGAACGCCAGCAGATTTCCTTCTACCAGCGCACCGGTTTGTCATTCCTCGGCGTCACGTACCAGAAGGCAATGCAAACACCGGCCATCCGCACCGCAATCGAATGCGGCGCCAGGGCCAGCAGCAAGGGAAAGACGGCGCCTGTTCAGCCGTCACTGATTTAACGGAGCAACCATGACCAACAAAATCACCATCCCAGAACTCGCCGAAGGCGAACGCTACATCGGCGCCAGCGTCGATCCGGAAGGAAACCTGACGCACGTCATCCTTCTCCCTGGTGAAAAGAAAGCCACCTGGAAAAGCGCCCTCAAGTGGGCGGCCAGCATTGGCGATCTGCCCACGCGCCTTGAGCAATCGCTCCTGTACGCACATGCCAAGGACGCCTTCGAGCCGGATTACTACTGGTCAAACACGCAGCACGCTTCCAATTCGGGCTGTGCCTGGTACCAGTACTTCGGCAATGGCGGCCAGTACTACGACTACGCCGACGACGAGCTCCGGGCCCGTGCCGTCCGCAGATTAATCATTCAGTAATTTATCAATTTCAAATTCGGAGATGACCATGGGCGATCGCATCCTTGAATTAATGCGCAAGCGGTTGGAAAAGTGGGAACTTGAACACCTGCGCGAACTGGCCATTCAACTTCAGGACCGCCTCGAGCGCGCTGAAGAGGATGCAATCCAGGAACGCACATTCGGCGATCACTGGCATCGTGAAGCTATGTCGATGATTAGCGAACTGTCGGCAGAAGGCCGCACCATCGGCCTCACGAAGTCCGCTGAAATCCTTGTTTCTGCCCCGCCGACATCAAGCCTCGAAGTCCCCATCCTCAACGAAGGCGAGATCTACCTGGGCGCCATCATCTGCGGCGAGAGCGCCCACCGTCATCACACCATCCTGTTGCCAGGCGATGTCGAGAACAAGACATGGAAGCAGGCCATGAAGTGGGCAGCCGACCAGGGCGGCGACCTGCCGAACCGTGTCGAGCAGGCACTGCTGTTCGCCACGCTGAAGAGCGAGTTCCAGGAAGCGGCCTACTGGTCGAATTCGCAGCACGCAGTCTTTTCGGACTTTGCCTGGTACCAGAGCTTCGGCAATGGCAGCCAGTACGGCGCCGTCGCCAGCAACGAGCTCCGGGCCCGTGCCGTCCGCAGATTAATCATTCAGTAATTCAATAATTTCGATTCCGGAGTCAGCCATGAAACGTCCGCTCAATGCCGTTCTGCGTTCCGTCGCGAAGTTCCAGATGCGTTCTCTCGAGATCAGCCTGCAGGGGAAGCTGGACACCCTGCCCTACGTCACCGACGAAGCAACGCTGGCCTGCATGCGCATCTCGATCCGCCAGCTGCAGATTGATCTCGCCAAGGCCCGTTCGCGTTACCAGTCGTTTCTCCCGGCCGGCGAACGATTCATCTGGGAAGTGGCGTGATGAATACCGGCCACCACCTCGCCAGCATGGCAGAGCGCCGCGATCAGTTTGACCGCATGGCCGGCTTGCTTGTCGCCTTCCTGTGCTGCATCGGAACGTTTTCAGCCGGGCTGCTCACGTGGGCGGTCCTGTGCTGATCGGCCTAGCCATCGCACTGGCTGTGCTCTGTCTGACCAATCTCTTTCTCGACTAATCCAAGGAATCACGATGCAAACCATCTCCATGCCAGAACTCGCCGCCGGTGAGACCTACATCGCCACCCTCTTCGATGCGGCCTCCCAGACCGGACAGCACATCATCCTGCTCGATGGCGACAACAACAACGCTACCTGGGAAGAGCAGAAATCCTGGGCAACCAGCATCGGCGGGGAGTTGCCGACCCGCTTCGAGCAGGCCCTGCTCTACGCCAAGCACAAGGATCTGTTCCAGGTCAATTGGTACTGGTCTGGCGAGCAGGACGCAGTCTTTTCGGACTTTGCCTGGTACCAGGTCTTCGGCGATGGCGGCCAGCTCAGCTACTTCACCTACATCAAGCTCCGGGCCCGTGCCGTCCGCAGATTAGCCATTTAACCATTTAATTATTGCTTTTCATCAGCATGGCCCAAACCACCCACCTGCCGATTTACAAGGTTGCCTACGATCTGCTTGGCCTGGTCACCGACTTGGTCAGGAACATGCCGCGCGACTCGAAGCAAACGATCGGCATCAAGATCAACCAGGAGTGCGTCGAGATCGTCGTTCTGATCTTCCGCGCCAACTGCGCCCGTGACAAGGCACCGCACCTGGAAGACCTGATCGAGCACCTGCAAGTCATCGAACTGCTGCTGCGCCTGTCGCGAGACAAGCGCCTGATCTCGACCAAGGGCTATGCCCAGGCCATCGAGCTAACCGGCAGTATCGGCAAGGCAGACCTTACCAAAACCTATCGCAGGAGTATTTCAGCATGAATGTTGCAAGCGAAACCCAAGCCGTGAGTGGGGAAGATAACCTCGGCAGCGGCACATCGGACGACCTCCGTAATTTGTACCAACAGGACGAGGGTGCCGCCTTCGTTGAGCAGCCAAAGCCGGATGAATTGCCGGCCGAGGCTTGCTCCGATGTCGCCCGGACTATGAACACCAGGCCGCTGGAAAATTATGTCGCTCGATGCGACGGAGGCAACTGCCCGAGCAAGAAGAACTGCCGGCGCTATACCGAGCGGCTCAGCGACGATTTGTACATGCTCCGTGCCGCTCTCTGGCTGCGCCGGGATGCCGGCGCCAGCGCCTGCGACATGGTGATCTGGATCGACCGTGTAACCACCTTCAAGGACGCCACATTATGAGCCATACGAAAGAGCCGTGGCCGGTATTCACCGACATCGCAACGACCATGACGCCCGACCCGGAAGGAACGCCGGTAGCGATTCTTTCTTGGGACGACTACATCCGCGCTCGGGCCTGCGTGAATGCTTGCGCCGGGATCAGTACAGACAACCTGGAAGAAAACCTTCCAGTCAAGGAACTGGCTAGACGTTACAACGCAGCACTCAGGCAGCGTGACGAACTGCTGGCATCTGAAAAATGGATGTACCGGAAGCTCTGGGAATCCATCAACGGCACCGGATCATGGGATGCAAACCCGTGGGTCTGGGTCGTGGAATTCAAGAAACTGGAAGGCGGTGCAGCATGAGCCACGCCCTGATGGTTGATCTGGAAACACTGAGCAAACTCCCGACTGCGGCGATTTCAAGCATTGGCGCGGTGATCTTTGAGCCGCACAGCGACTGGATCGGCGAAAGCTTCCATCTGCACGTCAGCCTGGAAAACTGCCAGCGCCATGGCCTGACGATCGACGCTTCGACGGTTACCTGGTGGCTTGGTCAGGATGATGTCGCGCGCCAGACACTGATCGTCGGCCAACTGGATGCCGCTCCGCTGATCACCGCTCTGGAAGCATTCAGCAACTTTTTTCCGTCCGGGGCCGAGATATGGTGCAACGGCAACAGCTTCGACTTGCCAATCCTCGCCAATGCCTACCACGCCATCGGCGCCGAAACGCCATGGGCCTTCTACAACGAGCGCGACCTGCGCACGCTAAAGGGCCTTAACAAAGGCGCCCGCATCCAGCGTGAAGGCACCCATCACAACGCGCTTGACGACGCTATTCATCAGGCGCGCCTGGTCCAGCACATCCTGCAATTCAACCCGGACGTCGACGCATGAAGCCGGCCGTCACCCTGCCGCTCAGTCCGAGCATGAATCGCTGCCTGGCTGAAGGCCAGAAGGTTGGCGAATCCTGCGAGCGCAAAGACCAGTGCGCCCGGCACGTCACCATCGAGCACGACGACGAACCGGTGCCGGCCTATTACCGAGCCTGCCACAGCGATCTGATGGTCGCTTTTATCCCGCTGACTGGCTGGCCCGAGGAGGAAGTCGAATCATGAGCGCCAAAGGCCAACCCCGCCACCTCTGGACGCATGAGGAAGATGCGATGCTGATCAGCCTTTACGACACCCAGCCAGCATCGGCAATCGCCAAGGCTATGGGTATGACCCGTGGCGCGATCAAGAATCGCGTCAATAAGCTGGGTATCACCAAGGGCCACAACTGCGGCTGCTTCGATAAAGGCATGATGCCCTGGAACAAAGGACAGCACTTCGTGGCTGGCGGCCGTGCCGCAGAGACGCAGTTCAAGCCGGGCCAGAAGCCGCATACCTGGAACCCGATCGGCCATGAGCGCATCACCAAGGATGGCTACCTACAGCGCAAGCTGACCGATACCGGCATCACCCGCCGCGACTACGTCATGGTGCATCACATTGTGTGGCGTGAAGCTGGCAATGATATTCCCACTGGCAGCGCCCTGATCTTCATTGACGGCAACCGGAAGAACTTCGCGCTGAGCAATCTGGCGCTGATCACCCGGGCCAACCTGATGCGCCGTAACAGCGTCCACAACTACGGGCCGGAAATCGCGGCCATCGCCCAGCTGCAGGGCGCCATTCAACGACAAATCAACCGGAGAGCGAGGGCTGAAGCATGACTACGAAAAACATCACCGACCTGCGCCGCATCATGTTCGACACGCTTCAGGCGTTGCAGGACAAGAAAAACCCACTGGACATCGAGCGCGCACTGGCCATCAAGGAAGTCGACCAGGTCATCGTCAATAGCGCGAAGGTCGAAATCGATTACCTGAAGATTACCGGCCAGGGCGGTAGCGGGTTTATTCCAGAGGAATTGACCAGCGCACCGCGCCTGCGGGGCGAAACCGTAGAGCCAACCGGCCATGGCATGAAGACCATCACGCACCTTCCCGGCGGCACCACGATCACCCGACACAAGGCCAGCTGACCATGGGCCATAAAAAAAGCATCACATCAATGCTAGTCCATCGCCAGGTTCCAATCTTTCCAGAAGGCCTGCCGAAATACATCAATCGGCCAGATGCAAATCGCCGTCCGCTCATCGTTTCCACCGAGCAGTATCCGCAGGATATTGAGGACAAAACCGCTTTGCAGGCCGCTCGTCAATGTTCTGGTGCAGCCAGCATTGCCCAGAGCCGCCATGCGGTAATGGATGCGATCAAGGCCGGCGCGAAGACGAAATCAGAGATTCAGGCGAAGTCCGGTCTGTCGAAATCCAGCGTTTTTAATCATGTCCGGTCGATGGCAAAGGATGGGATTCTGATGTTCGACAAATCGACTTCGCCTTGGACTGTTGAGGTGACGGGATGATAAAGATTCCACTTGATTCAAAGCGCCGAGTCATTGAGAAAAACATTTTCCCTTGGTCTAGCTGCGCACCATTTGTCGAAAACTCTCGCGGCTCCTTGATCCATAGACCACGAAGCGGCGCTACCTACAACATCCACAAGCATCAGCATATCAGTGTCAGCTTCTGGTGCGGCATGGCCGTTGCCACACACACCAATAATCTGACGTTTTTACCATCGCCACCTGACGGGAAAATACTCTGCGAAAAATGCGAGGCAAACGCCGTAAAGAACGGCCTACCTAGCGCCGACGACCTGGCTGGAAAGCACGTGCACAAAGGAAGAACGGTTGCCGTTGTGACTTGCTGCCCCGCGCACGAAGGGGTGACGAGATGAGCCTATCCCGCCAACAGCGCGCCCATCTAGCCGCCTGCGACCGCTTCAAATCTGGAAAGCAGAAGCCGCCAACCCGCAAGCAGGCCCAGGCATGGCTAGCACCGATCCGTAAAGCATTCCGCGAGATCAAGACCGGCGAAGTCGATTCTCACCGAGGCTACGCCATCACCCGCATTCATTGGGCCGATGAAGACTTCGCCCGTGTCGATCACTGCATCAACGGTTTCACCGCCATGCTCGATCGCCTGATGCCGGAATTCGACACCGGGGCGATGAAGCGCGTCAGCAAGAAGCTATCGGCAGGCGTGCTGCTCACGCACGACGAGGTCGAGGCGTGCTTTGTGGTGCTGAACCTGTGCGAGGACCGCCTGATCAAGCATAAGCGCGCTGAGCTGATGGATGCCGCGCTGACCGAGCAAGTGAATATCGAGCTGGAACGGCTCAATTTGAAGGATGCGGCATAGCCATGCAAATGAATCTCGACATCCACGGCGAGCTGATCATCGATAACTTTGCCGGCGGCGGTGGTGCTTCAACGGGAATCGAGCTAGCGCTCGGTCGTCGCGTCGATATTGCCATCGACCATGATCCGGAGGCGGTCGCCATGCACACTGCGAACCATCCGGAGACGAAGCACTACTGCGAGAGCGTCTGGGAAATCGACCCGCGCGAAGTAACCCAGGGTAGGCCTGTCGCGCTGGTCTGGCTTTCTCCCGACTGCAAGCACTTCAGCAAGGCCAAGGGTGGCAAGCCCGTCGAGAAGAAGATTCGCGGCCTCGCCTGGGTTGCGCTGCGCTGGGCGGCTGTCGCCAAGCCGCGTGTGATCATGCTCGAGAACGTCGAAGAGTTTCGCACATGGGGCCCGCTGGTGATCGACGGCGAAGGCAACACCAGGCCATGCCCGAAGAACAAGGGCAGGACGTTCAATTCGTTCTGCAATGCCCTGAGAGCCCAGGGGTATCAAATCGAGCATCGCGAGCTTCGTGCCTGCGACTATGGCACGCCGACGATCCGCAAGCGCCTGTTCCTGATCGCCCGCCGCGATGGACAGCCAATTGTCTGGCCAGCGCCGACGCACGGCGACCCGCGAAACATCGCCACCAAGGCCAATAAGCTGAAGCCGTGGCGCACCGCTGCTGAGTGCATTGACTTCACCGCGCCATGCCCGTCAATCTTTGAGCGCACCCGTCCGCTGGCCGACGCCACACTTCGCCGGATCGCCAAGGGCATCATGCGCTACGTTGTGAATGCGGCAGAGCCGTTCATCGTGAATACGGCGAATAGCAAGACCACCGGCAGAGGGCCCAACGCTTGGGATATTAACGAGCCGACGCGCACAATAACTTCAGCGCCCGGATTCGCTGTTGTCGCACCAGTCCTGACCGAGCATGCCAACGCATCGACGCCCCGCTGCATGCCAGCCGACGAACCGCTGCGCACGATCTTAGCCCAGACTAAGGGCGGGCACCACGCCCTGGTTACCGCCTTCATGGCGAAGCACTACGGCGGCGTTGTCGGCCACAGCCTACAAGGCGAACCGCTGCACACCGTCACCAGCTCAGACCATAACAGCCTGGTCACCGCCAACCTGATTCACATGGGCCACGGCGAAGGCAAGGACGGAAGCAAGCGATTCAGCCACGGCATTCGTGACATTGAACAACCGATCAATACCATCACGGCCAACGGTGCGACCGCTGGCATCGTGACGAGCAACCTGGTCAAGATGCGCGGCACCAGCCAGGACGGCCAGCCAATCGACGAGCATCTGCACACAGTAAGCGCCCAGGGGACGCACCACGCCGAGGTCCGCGCCTTCCTTGTGAAATATTACGGATCAGACCAAGACCCACGCCTCGAGGAACCGTTGCACACGGTAACCACTAAGGACCGCTACGGCCTGGTAACTGTCGCCGGCGATGAATACCAGATCGCCGACATCGGCCTGCGCATGCTGGCCCCACGTGAGCTATTCAAGGCCCAAGGATTCCCCGACAGCTACGTCATGGACTGGGGAATCGATCACAACGGACAGCGCATTAACCTGACCAAAACAGCCCAGATTCGCATGTGCGGCAACAGCGTTTGTCCGCCACTGGCTGCGGCGCTTGTCCGGTCGAATCTTTCTGAACTGGCCGTCGCCAGGAGAGCGGCATGAACCTGCTGAAAAACATCGCCATGAATATCGTCTTTGTGCCGATGGCCATTGCTGGGTTTGTTCTGCTGATGGTTTTTATCGCCTTCGACTGGGCCACAGGCGGGTTTGAGGCATGACCATCCAGCAATACTTTTTGGCCGCCTGAGATAGCCAATGAACACACTGGACCTCACGGACGCTGCAGCATTGCTTCACATGAGCGAAGACGCGCTCATGCGGAAAGCGCGCGCCGGGATCATTCCAGGGTGCAAGCCAGGACGGCAGTGGGTATTTCTTGAGGTTGATCTTATCGAGTGGATGAGGTCACAATACAGCCAGACACCCAAGACAAGAGCACGGCAATGGTCCTCGAAAAAAGAGGGAATATCTGGCACATCGACATCCGGCATCAAGGACGTCGAATTAGGCGATCTACTCAAACGAGTAATAAAAAGCAGGCCCAGGAACTGCATGACCGCCTGAAGGCTGAGCTATGGCGCGAAGATCACCTCGGCGTGGTGCGTCCCCTGGGCCAAGTTGTAAATCTTCGCTTCGGTCATCGCACACCTCCAAAATAAACGTCAGCTATTGCCTGCTCTTTCGTGGCCCAGCGCCTTATCGACATCAGGCGGTAGTGCCTTACGATATAGTGGCCATTGAACGCAATCACGAAATCATCACGGGTCCAGCGCCTTCCTTTTGGCGGAACGTACTCAACCGTCCGCATCCAGCGCCACCCGGTGCGCTCTGCATAGCCAAAGTGGGGGATGTACCCGCGAAGGCTATGCGATCGGCGGACCCATGCGTATTGCCGGCAGTGACCGACTGCCCAGAACCACATGGCGACCAGCCAGCAGTTGAGCATGACGCGATTGCTCACCTGGGCCACGCATCGATCAGGGTTTGTCGGTCGCTGGCGAGACTGTCAGCCGCTGCTGCCACTTCTCCAAGCTGAGCCGAGCACTCGCCGAATACGGAAAGGGTGGCATCGGCTGTGACACGGCAGGCATCGGCGGCAGCGCTGGGCAGCTCACGACGGAGGGCGGCGACGGTGTCGCGCAGGCCGAGAGCAGCCCGGTGAGCAGCGTCATAGTCAGCGCGGATTTTCTTTTCACGTTCGGTTGCGGCATTTTGGGCCTCGCTCAGCTTGGTCATCAGGGATTGCTCTTTGGTACGGGCGGCCATATCGGCGACCAGGGCAGCCTGCAGGCGGATCGCCTTGTCGGCATCCCACTTGTCTTGAACCTGTTCGCGGCCGGTGACACAGCCGGCAACGAAGGTTGCGGCGAGGAAGGCGAGCACTGCGGCGATCCGGATCAGCGCCCCGGTCAGCATCCCAGCACCTTGCGCGCCCGCTCGAAGTAGGCCAGCCGGTCGGCGTAGCCGTTGAGGCCGCCGTTGATGATGCGGGTGATGGTTTGAAAGCTGCTCGGGCAATCGGCCGTGACGTTCAGGCCGCGAACCCACCAGAACCAGGCGGCCGAGCGTGCCGCATTGTTCGGCTCTTCGAGCAGCTCGGGTTCCGCAAGCAGGATGTCGCCATCGCCGAACAGCGCCTGGCTGCACTGCCGGTAATTGTGCTTGCCGGTTATCTGGATCAGGCCGCGCCCCTTGAAGCGCTGCCCATCGCCATCGGCTTCCGGCGTATTGCCGAGGCGGGCAGCCAGCCGGCCGGTGTCGTAGGCAGCACCGCTGGCCAGCTCGCGCGCATAGCGCAGTTCGGCAGACTCATGCGCCACCTGCGCCAGGAAGGCGGCGATCCGGCGCGGGGTATCGATGCCGAATTCCGTCATCGCCTCGTTGAGCGCATCAATCCACAGCAGCGCCCGGCTTTTGGCATAAGGCATGATCTTGATGAGCTGGTCGGCGGTAATCATGTTTTTCTCCGGTCGGTAATCGCCAGTACGGCCAGGGCTAGCAGCAGAAGCGGCCCGCCGATCTGTGCGGCATTGAGGGCGACGGCGATGGCGCCGGGCACGGCAACCGCCCAAAATAGTGCAATGCCAGCGAACTGCCCACGGCAGCCGGTGAAGTCCCGCACATCGAGGCAGGCAATCACGGACAAGGCCTTGTAGAGCACGATGGACATGGCGACGAGGTAGATCAGGCTCATTTATTGACACCTCCAACAATGGTCTGCAGACGGGCAATGGCAAGAGGAACGATGGTCGGGCAAGCCGCGCCGATGGCGATAGCCATGAGCAGCCGTAGCGGGCTGCCCGTATTCGCCAGCGCGGCTTGGTCGGATGACAACCAGGCGACGGCCACCGGCGATCCATACCCGGCCATCAGGCTGGAAAGGCCAACGGCAGCGGCCGCCTTGATGCGGTTATCGACTGCCGGCATCCAGATCGAGACAAAGATGGCCGAGCACATGCCGAGCAATAGCGCGTCGATTTCCGCTCCGAATAGGCTGCCGGTAATGCCGATGCTGCCGCCGATGATGATGCCGGCCGTGGTTGAATGTGGTTCTGGCATGTTTTCTCCCTATCAAATCCAGCAGACTGGCGTTGTATCCCTGACGACCTGCCCGGTTACCGGGTGTTCGGTGCCGTAGATCGGGCCGGCGGAAAAGCTAGCCGCACTGATCGTCGAGGCGTCGCTACCGATGACACCGACAGCCTTGTGAAACAGGGTCTGGCGAGCCGAGGAATCGCCCCACACCTTGGGCTCCTGGGAGTACATGCCATAGACCTTGTTGGAATACCGCCAGCCCAGCGAATCCCCGTAGGTATTGTTATTGGCGTTCGGCCCCAGCACGCCGTAATGGGTCAATGAGCCGTAACTGGTGCCGACGATCATCTGCTCGGCCCCGGTGACAGTTGTTGATCCGCCCCCCAATGAATAAGTCGTACTGGATGTGACGGGGAAAACTGCGCCGTCTGGCGTTGTAAAGACCCCTGATGCCGTGGCAGAGATCGTCATCGAACGGGTATCGATGGCCGTCCCGTTGGCTTTCAGCTCGCAGGTAATCTGTACCTGCGAACTACTGCTGACCGTGTACTGATACAGATCCGGCAAGGGGACGGGAACCGCCGAGATGTCACCAGTCCCCGTGTAAAGCTCCCGGCAGTGCATGGTGATGACCTCAGTGGTGGCGCCTGAGTAGCGAGCACCGATAAGGTATTCGATAGTACTTGAGTCATTTTGTGATTCGCAAAATGAGCGCGTACCGGCCAGCATGCCGTCTGGCCAAAGGTTTCCGGCCACACTGATGTAGGTGATTGTATGGCTAGGATACGCGCCGGTGGCAGAGGCGATTTTCCAGTGTTGATCGATAACGGAAGTCGGTGCGGCGAGCGCTGTGCGATCAGTGATCTTGGTCAGGGTGGCTGTCGCCGCCGGCGGCGTCCCGCTTATCGACAGCTCGAATATACCCAACACACCGCGCTCGTATCCGGCGTCGTAGAGCGCAATCAGCGACTTTGCGCCGTCCGTTGAAACGTCCTCGAAATCGATCTTGGTCCGGTAGATGTCCGGTGTATAGGGCGTCGGGGTGGCACAGGTAGCGGTGAGCGTGGCCAGCGTCTGGGTGACGGGCGCTGCGGCCTCGTCAAAATCCCCGAAGCTGTGGAAGGTCACGTCGATAGTCAGTGTTCCGGTAGTGCCGGCAAAAGCATAATTCTTGACTGTGTCGACCTTCCACGGCGTGCCATCCGGGGCGATGTAAATAGGGCCGCCGAGGTCTCGGCCGTAGAGCCGCATCGTCGATCCGGACATAATTGCGTAATTGAGCCAGGTGCGGCCGGCGGCATTGTCGGCGGCGTCATTGCTGGTGGCAGCAACGCCCGGCTTTGCCAGCTTGTAGCTGGCGCCGTAGGGCTGATACAGGCTGCCATTCGGCGGCACGCCCGGGCAAGTAAATGCCGGCCCGGCGGGTGGTGTGACCTGGTTTGTCGCGGCACGCCACAGGCCATGCCAGGGATCGCCGAACTTGACGACCTCGTCGAGGAAAAACGATTCGCCGCTCATGGCGGACTCTTGAACTCGATCTGCACGGGATCACCGTTGGCGTCGAGGAAATCCACCGTTTTGACGGGCTTTATTCGGAACGCGAGAATGCCGTCGGTACTGACCAGCACTTTCTCGGTGTGCCAGGTACGGGCGGCATAGCTGGCCTCGACCAGCGGCGAGGCGATGCCACCACCGCTGGCTGGCTTGCCGTTGTTGTTGAGCGCGGCGGATTTCGCGGCGCCGGCTGTAGCCCGATTTTTCATGGGCTCGACGGGCTTGGCGGCGGCGCTGGCCTCTTCGGTCAGGCGGCGCAGTGCCTCGGTCAGGTCTTTGCTCATGTCTCGATCAGCTCATTGGTGGTCAGGCCGAGGTCGTTGTAGACGCCGACGACATGCAGGCTATCGAGCACGCGCATGTGTATGGGGATAGCGTTGGCGACCCCGCTCAACACCGTCGCCGGCAAAGCCAGTGCAGCGCCCGGTGTAGCCGACGACAGCCCCGCCGCCGACAGCGCCAGTCGCAGGGTGCTGGCTGGCAGTCCGGCAGCCGGAGCAGCATCGGTTGGAGAAACGGTAATGGCGGCAACGCCGGGCGAACTGTTGGCGCGGCATGTCTTGCCCGGCAGTGGGCTGCCGAAGTAGATAACCTTGTCGGCCGCAGCCGGGGCCAGATGGTCCTGCACGAATGCCAGGCGCGAACCCAGGCGGGTGGTCAGGGCTGGGTCGGCGTAGAAGCCGAAGCTCAGGGCCATGGCGACCTCAGAAAGTCACGGCCAGCGCGCCGCCGGCAATGGACCACGTTGCTGAAATGGTGCCGGCCTGCTCCAGGGCGTCGCGGTGGGTCTGATCGATGGCGGGCATGATCACGCGGAATTGCTCCTGGTAAGTGGGCGCGGTCGGGTCGTAGCTGTTGGCTGTCGGCAGCACGTTGCAAAGGAATCCGATCAGCGTGTCAGGGTCGGGTGTGCGGGGCGTATCGGCCCGGCCACCAACGTGGTTTGCCAGGGCGACCGGCGTCGCGATGTGGGCAACAACCCCGGTCGGGGCCACGGCCGAAGCCGTGACGGCGGTGCTGCTGCCAATGCTCTCCGGCAGGGCCAGCACAAAGGATGTCTCGGCATCGGCACTGTCGAGATCAAGCATGTGCTCCAGATCCACGACCTGCCCCGTCGCACTGACGCCCTGCGCTGCAATGGCGAGCACGGCGCCGATTTCCCAGCGCGGATCGATCGGGCGGGCGAAAGACACGCTGCGATTGCGCAGCGCCCGGGCTACCTTGCGCACGACCTTGCCGACCATGTGCGTGGTGGCGGCATCGATGTCGGCATGCACGATGTCGGCCCAGTAATCGCCGCCACCGTTGGCGCCGGGGTGCGGCGGTAACAGACCCTCATAGCCGGTCGGCGGCACGGCCACAGTTGGTGCATTGCTGGCCCAGATGCCAATATCCGCTTCGGCCGTTGGCGTGGTTTCCCACTCGCCGCCGTCAAACTCACTGCTCAGCGCCTCGTTGATGGTCTCGGTGCGCTCGGAGCCACCGGGCAAGGTGATCGTGTAGGTGTAAGCGGTCTCGACGTTTTGATACCATCGGCGGTACAGCGTGCAGTTCACCGAGTCGGCCAGGAATGGAGCGTTTTCGTAGGAGACGATGTAGGTGATGGTGGCCGGTCCGACGATCACGGGATACGTGCCCGGCGTCGGCGAGACGACATTGATTTCGCCCTTTGCCTGCCAGCCTGAGACGCCGGACAGCGCCTGCTTGACAGCGGCTTTCGTGGCCCAGTTCACGCCGTGCACGACAAAATCGGTATAGGTCAGGCGCGACCAGGTCACGGCGCGCTCGATCTGGTGCAGGCGTGGGTGGCGGTGCTTGAGCGTGGCCGTGAAGGTACCCGGCAGATCGGCCGGCCAGGTTTGACTGATCGATACCGACTCGTCAAAGACATCGCCGACGCCGAAGCTGGCGGCAGGGGCGCCAATAGCCCATGGAATCGCGCGCCACAGGCCGGCGCTATCGATGGCAACCGCGCCAGCCATGCTATCGAGCAAGGTGGCGAAATATCCAATGGGGTCCGGGTCGGTCGCATCCCAGGCGTAGAGCTTGGGCGCCGGGAAAGCCAGGCCACCGAACAGCGCCTCAACCTCGGCCGCCGACTTGCAGGCAGCAATCCGGGCCTGATATCCGTCGCGGCAGGCGATCTCGACCGTGTGCGATGTCATCTCAACCGGGGCGCGCTCGACGGTGCCCGCAAAGAGCTGGTAATAAGCCAGGGCGCCCGCCCGCTCCAGAGTGACCCCGATGGTGATCGGCTGGCCGGCCAGCGTGAACAAATCGCTGGCCGCCACCGGCTGGTAAGACAGCGATGCAACGCGCGCCGAATCCTCGGCGGCGCTGATCTTGATCTGGCCCGACAAGCGCGCCGAGATATCCACCCCGCCAAGCACGACAACCGGCAGCCAGTGCAGCCCCCCCGGGGCCGTCAGAAAGACATCCGGATTGACGACGGCGACCTGAATGCCGAGCGTGGCATAGCCGATTTCCGGTGCAGCAGATGCCGCCCCGGAATCAAACGACGCGTCGAAGGATGCGTCAAAAGCGCCCATTATTCGACGTGGCCCATGACCAGGATTCGTACAGTCATGTTGCTGGTCGGGTTGGCCAGCGTGCCGCTGGTGTTGTAAAAATTAATCGAGACGCTGCCGTAATTGCTGCTGGCGAAGTAGGTCCATCCGGCCGGCAAGCCGGAAATGCTGACCGAGCCAATTTCTGTCACCACCATGCTGCCAGCACGCACGGCATAGGCACTGGTATCGACTGTGGCCTCCCATTGGCCGGTGCCCGTCCTTGCAAACTGACTCACCATCGGGCGAATCGTCGTGTGCGAGGTTACCGAGCCGCTGACCTGCCAATCGAATCCGATCACATTGACCGTAAACAGACTGCCCACCTCCAGCACATGCGGTTCATCCCAGTCCGCGCCGCCGACTTTGCCGGCATCGGTATTCGCTTCGCCGGATACTTTTTCATGCGTCAAAATCATCACGCTACCTCGCAGGTTAATTCCCAGGCCGGGGCATTGCTGCGGCCATGGCGCTGGCTGGGGGGTTCGGCGATCACGGTCATCTTGATGTAGACGTAACGCGTTGAAACGCCGGCCTGATCGATGACGGTGTGCTCGGCATACGGCGCTGCGCGGGCGACCCAGCCGGGCGGCAAGGATTCGCCAACCTGCAGGGCAACCGGCATTGGCAGCTCGATCTCGAATGGCTGGTCATAGTTGATGGCGTTGAGCGCAGCCGGAACCCAGCCACCGGCGGAAATCGCAATCCGCCACTTGCGCCAGTGCGTCAATTTGAAAGCGGCGCCATTACTCATGCGGCGCAGGGTTGAGCCACCGATCGGCTCGATGGTCTGCTCGTAATCGAGCCAGCCGATCGTGGAAAGCGTGACACCGGCAATGACAAGGGTCGGCAGACTCATGGCCGCCTCCCGAACTGCATCCGGGCACGATCAAAGACCCGCAGGATCTCGTCGGCGGAATCCCGGCTGGCCTCGGCATTGATGCGACCGAGCTTGCCGAAATCGAGCACCAGCGGTGTTTTACTGTCGGCGCCAGGCGCACTGCCAGAGGCCGAGGCCAGGCTGGGCAAGGACAGATTGCCGACCAGCCCGCCGGCTGAGTAGCCGGGCAGCACCTTGTTGCCATACTTGCGCAGGGCTTCGAGAAATGGGATAACACCGCGCTGAGCGGTGATCTGTGAGGGTGTGACGTATTCCTGCCGGTGCACGATGCCGGCCGGCTCATACTTTCCGCCCCAGCCAGTCCAGCCGCCGCCGGCGAAACTGCCGGACGCCCCGGACGACGCCGGAGCCGGGGCGGCTTCGCCCTGCTGCGGAACCATCTTGATCGGCATCACGGCGCCTTCGCCGATCTGCTTTTTGAGGGTAGCGATCTCGCCTTCCAGCTTTGTGATATCTGACTTGATTTCGAAGGCGGCAGCGGCCGTGTTGAGTTCTTTCAGCTTAGCCTCGACGGTGGTCAGGTTGGCCATCTGGGTATCAGCGCGCTGTTGCATCTCGGTCGCTTCGGCCTGCTTGGCTTTGGCCTGGGTTTCCAGCGCCTTGGCCTGCTGCTCGGCGATGCCTTGCATGAGGCCGGCATCGCCGGACTTTTCGGCAAAGGCCTGAGCCCGGTCAAGGTATTCGCTGGCCTGCTGCTGGTACTGCTCCATCTGTGCCAGGCGGCCGTCGAGCTTGGCGGCGCCGGCAGCGGCGGCATAGTAACGGCCCTGGTCGAACATGCTTTGCGCCTGCTGCCCGACGGCAGCGGCCTTGTCTTCTGGCGACAGGCCTTCCATGCCCATCTCGGTCGCCTTGTCGGCTGCCGTGGTGCGCACCTTGCGGGCCTGCTCGAAGAGCTTCTTCGATTCGTCGGCAGCTTTGACGGCGTCGTTTTTCGAGGCCTCATAGGCAGTGCGCAGGGCATCGCGCAGGCGCTCGGCATCCTTGATGCGGGCGTCGTTGAGTTCCTTGTCTGATTTCAGGATGTCACCGGAGGCTTTGCCGGCAGCGATGGCACGCAACTGCTCAAGCTCTTTTTGCTTTGCGGCAAGGTTCGTGGCCATGGTGGCGCGCTTGCTGTCGGAAATTCCCTGCTCGACTTCGAGCCGTTTGGCCTGGTCCTTGTAGTAGCCGACCAGCTTTTCCTGTGCGGCGATTTGCTTTTCGATACCCGAGGTGTCAATCGATCCGCCATCGGATAGATTCTGCTTTTGCGCGGCGGCCATCTCGGCTTTGAGTTTCGCCAGATCGGCCGAGGCCTTCTTGAGTTTTTCCACCGGGTCGGCGCCTGGCGCATCGGTTCCCAGGCCGAGCATTTGCCAAAAAGACAGCTTGTTGCTTGCGGCATCCATGAGTTGCCCCATGAATTTATTCATGACCGGAATCAGTCCGTTGCCGATAGTCTTGCCGAGCGACGAGGCCAGCGCCGCCATGCGATCGAGGTTGTCATTGAATTCAGCGCCAGCCTTGGCTTGATCTCCCGACATGACCAGCCCGAGGCGCTCGGCTTCATCACCCAGGGCTTTCAAACCATCCTTGCCCTGGTTGAGCAACGGGATCAGTTCGACGCCTATCTTCTTGCCGAAAAATTCGGTTGCCAGGGCGGTCTTTTCGGCGCCATCGGGCAGCGTCGTGAATACGTCGGCCAGATCGCCGAGGACATCGATGGTCGAGCGCACCGAGCCGTCGGCATTGCGGACGGCGATACCGTAGCGCTCGAATAGCTTGCTGCTCTCTTCGGCCCCACCGGCAGCGCCGACCATGAGGTTGGACAGGACGGCCAGACCCTTGCCCAGTGCCTCATTCGTGGTGTCGCTCATCTTCGCAGCGAACTGCAGCTTAGCGAGATCCTCGACGGCGACGCCGGTGCGCTGGCTCATGTTGTCGAGCTGGTCGCCATAGTCGGCAGCCGACTTGGTAACCGCCCACAATGCTGCGGCGGCAGCCGTCGCCAATAGGCCAATGCCGGCCATGCCGGCCATGCCGGAGAATGACAGCCCCTTGGCGCTAGCCGCTTCCAGCGCGCCCATTTGCACCTGCAGCTTGCCCAGGGCGCCTTGCGCGATGCCGGCCGCTTTGACAACGCCACTGGCGTCGCCATCGATGATTACTTTGGTCGGGTTAGCCATCGGTCAATACTTTCAGGGCGGCGAGGTAGAGGCCCATGGGATAGCTCAGGACGTTGGGGTGGCCTCGCCCGGCGACGGCGGCAAGGGTATGGTCAAATTCAGCGAGTCGATTTCGGCTTGAATGGCCCGGGAGACGCTGACCAGCGCCTCCCGAGTCCTGAAAAAATGGGGGTTGAGTACCATGGCTTTGTCGCGGAGCGGCGTCAGTTCGGCGACTGTGCAGGCTTCCATATCGGCGGCCGGCATGTCGCAGAGGCGCGCCAGATCATCCAGCGAGCAGTCGTCGAAGACCATGGCCCGAACCGGATCGACCGGGGCGCCGGATTCAGCTTCGGCCACCCAGTTGCGGACGTCGGTCACGGTCAATTCCTTGACCATGACCAGGCGCTCGCCGACCATGACTTCGACAACGGCCATGGATCAGGCCTCGAATTCTTGCTTGAGGAACTGGCTGATACCGGCGCCGGTAACCGTGGTGTCCTTCTGCACGGTGAAGCTGATATCGAGCGAGGCGAAATCTTCACCGATCATCGAGATGTTGCTGGCAACGCCGAGCTTTGCCTTGTAGATGCGACTCGTACCGTACTTCGAATCGACGGCATTGACGCCCTCGAAGAAGATCGAGACGTCAGGCGCAGCGCTGATTAGCGCCTGGACATCGGCCGATGCAACCGGGGTGTAATCGATGGTGATGGCGTCGCCATCCAGAACGCCAGCGGTGCTGATCGTGGCGGCGATGGTGATACCGCCCTTGCTGACGGTATAGTCGCCGGCGGCAACCGTGGTGGCACCCTTCTTGACGACAGGCGCAGTGGCCGTGTTGATCAGGCGGTTGGTCGGGATGAAGGCGCTGGAATTGATGACGTGCGCCTCGCCGACGATGGCGGTGGTGTTCAGGGTCGAGGTGCTACCCCACAGGGCAAGCGCGAGGTTTTCGGCAGTAATCTTGCGCAGGCTGATCTTGCCTTCGACGCTGGAAACCTTGGAGACGGAAGCAGCAACGCCGCCGGCCGGGTCCTGGTAGTCCTTGAGTTCCTTTTTTTCTTCGGTAAAGGAAAATTCCAGGGTGGAAGCGTTGCCGACGTCGCGGAACTTGCGGGCGGCGAACCAGGCGCCGGAGGCATAGGGGGCAATCTTGATCTTTCCGGTGCCGATGTAACTCATGATTAAAGCTCCTTCTCTGTTTTGCCCGGCTGATCCGAGCGCAGGGTGTATTTGCAGGTGACTGAAATTCGCCAGCCGCCAAGCGGCTGATCGAGTGAATCGCGGTCGAAATCAAGGGTTTCGCGGCTGATTTCCATGCCGCGTGTCAGCAATCCGCCCAGCGTCATGGCCGACTTGCTGCCGGTGAGCGCCAGGGCGGCGGCTTCGTGCAGGTTGCCGGCCGTGGTCAGAAAGCTGGCAGCGCCGGCTTTGGCGACGATGAAGACATCGAAGCGCAGCTCGCGCGCCTCTTCGATGACCAGGCCACGCAGGCGCTCGATGATTTCATCCTCGACGCCTTCGATGATGGCCGCCGGCAGATCGGCGTCTTCGAGCAGATAGACCGGCTTGATGTCGGCTGTGACGATGCCCGGCACAGCCGCCAGGGCGGCGACAGTGGCGGCCAGGATGCGGTCGGCAACATGGCTCATGGCTTGTTCAGCTCCACCAGCCAGACGCCGGATTCATCAACCGGACGGCTTGAGACGTCATAGGTAACGCCACGGGCGACAACAACCGAGCCGCGATTGATCAACACCGCATGCGGGAAGCGCGCCTGCGGCTTGACGCCGCCGACCCCGTACACATCACCCGGCGTCAGATCGAGCAGGCCGCGCACGACTTCGCCGTCGACGGTGATGTCTTCGGCGAAGTCCTTGAAAAAATCGGCGGCTGCTGCGGAAAAGTCCATTACTTCGCCTTCTTGCCCTTGGCCGGCTTTTCTTCCGGCGCGGCTTCGATGATGCGAACGCGGCCAATCGACTGCAGATAGACGGCATCCGAACGGCTCAATGCGATGACTGGCGCCGGCTTGCCTTCTTCCGGCTCGATCTGCTTGCCTTCGAACCACATGGGCTCGATGACTTCGGCTTCGACTTTCATGTTTTATCCTTGCGGACGGGCGAGGCCGAAGCCCCGCCCTGCCCTTATCAGGTGATCGAAGAAGCGGCGGAGAAGGCGCCAGCGGTGCGCACGCCCACGTCGCAGGTGTAGAAGGCACGAATGCCGGTGATGCCTGCCTGGAAGTTTGCGAAGGGGTTGGCCGCGATTTCAACGGCGCCCCACTCGGCGAAGATGACCTGGCTGAAGTCGCCGAAGATCATCGTGGCAGCCGGCATCTGGGTGGTAGAAGCGCCACGGAAGCCGATCACGTTACCGTCGAGGATGTTGCCGGCCCACAGCGGGGTATCGGTACCCGAGAAGCGCTGACGCTGGGCCAGCAACGCGGCGACCAGCGGCGTGGTCAGGTAGGCGCAGTCCATCGACAGCGCATTGGCGCCGGCGACGTCGGTCTGGAATTCCAGAACCTTGGCAAGGTCGATCGTCGTGCCGGTGACCGCGCCGATGCCGGCGGTGCCGAGAATGCCGACTGGGGCACCAGAGCCGCCGGCGTTGATGGCGGCAGCATCCTTGGCGATGGCGATGACCTTGGTCAGGTCATCCATGACAAACATGTCGGCGTCGGGCGTCGATTGCTGCAGCAGCAGGCGGGAAACTTCGGTGTAGGCACCGAGCACCTTCGGGCGGAGCTGGAGCAGGCCGACCGTCTGGCCGGATTCGGTGATCGCGGTCGCTTCGCTGGAGAGCCAGTAGGCGGTACCGGCACCGGTCTGCTTGGTGATGTCAGCATTACCGACGAGGCCGGTCAGCGAACGGGCGCCCAGTTGCGAAATCAGGGTACGGGCGCGCAGCAGTTCGATGAAGTCCTGCGGGCGCAGCTCGGTAGCGACCATGTTGCCGGCAGCAGTAGCCGAGGCGACGGTCAGGTCACGACGCTGCACTTCAACCGGCAGGAAGAAGCTGGCTTCGCTCTGGCGCTGGATACCAGACTTCTGGGCCTTGTCGGCAAAGGCGATGGATGCTTCGCGCTCGAAACCGGCCTTCGACCAGTCGCCGGACAGCATGGCATTGATGGCGCGAACGACGGAGAAGCGCTTGGCTTCCTTCTCGTTCATGCCGATTTCTGGTTCCCACTTGTTGCCCTTGGTAGAGACGTGGCCGAGCAACTTGGCCTGGAATTCACCGGCCGGCATGCCGGCATCGATGGCGGCATCGGCCAGTGCGCGGACGCCTTCGAAGTCCTTGCACGACTCCGCCATGGCGCGGATGTCCTTGATGCGCTTGAGCGCGTTGTCGGCAGCGCTGCGCTCGATGGCGGCGACGTCGACGGGGGTTTCGACTACTTGAGGCATGATCTTGATCTCCTTGACGGATGCGGGGTGTTCCGGCGGCGCCGGCGGGGTTTCGGTCTCCCGACTGCGGCCATAGCCAACAGTCGTATCGGCTGGCACCGTGACGAGCGAGTTTTCGAGGATTTCCCAGTCCGTGACGCGGTAGGTCGTCGGCTCGTTGGCGGCTCGTTCAAATGCCCCGGCGGCGGAGTCCAAAGCGCGCCGGAAGGCGACCAGATCGCCCGGCGCATCCCGATGACTACGGGTCAGCACGCGGTCGAACATCTGGCCGTCCAGGGTTCGTTCAATTTTTTCGCCGGACTTGCCGACGGATTGCTCGATGATTTGGTGGATTTCGTAGCCGGTCGAGGTATGGGTCAGATGACCGCCCTGCACCAGCTTGATGGTCTTGCCTTCGTCGGCCGCCCAGGCAATCGCCACCTGGCCGCGCACCTTGCCTTCAATGCAGCGGACGGACCCGGGCAGATGATGTCCGCGCAATTCGTCCCAGTTGTGGTTGTACAGCAGCGACCCGCTGTCATTGATGCGGTCGAGGCGGACGGATTCCGGCGAACAATCGAGGATCTCGATGCCCCACCAGCGTTCGTACGGATCGTTGCTGGCGAAAGACAAGTCGACAATCAGGTCGATTCCGTCTTCGGAATCGGACTTGATGTCCTGCTTGAAACTCAGATCGCGGGTCAAACTCATGGGCAAACCTCCATGAGTTCGAGTTTTTCAATTCGTCGTCAAACGATTAAGGCAGAGTGCTTGACGGACGGGAAAAGAAAAACCGCCCGAAGGCGGTTTGTGGTCATTGTGCAGAGGGGATTAGAAATCAGACTGGCGCAGTGTTGGCACCATCGCGCGCCCACAACTGGCTGATCGTCAGGACATCAAGCAGGCCGGCATCGGTCTTTGTCTTGATGTAGTCAAGCAAGTCCGTGAGGATCGTAAGGTCGGTATTGCCACCGCTGGCACCGGCAGACACAGCGTGCGTGTAAAAGACAAAGTTCGTTCCGCGCAGTATCGCCTTATCAATGAATGCCTTGAGCGCAACGAGCGTTTGACCGCTGGTCGCCTGACCCGCCATAGTCATTTGCTGATCGCCGAAGCCGTAGCGGGTGTAAAAGTCACCGCCGACCGTCGTGCGCGCAGTGATCATGCCGTCTGCTTGCAGCGCAGCAAGGCGAGACTCGGACCACGCGCCATTGCTTAGTGCCATGTGATTGACTGCACGGGGCATCCCGTTTGCCGTAAGCCACGACTTGACGCCAGCGAGATCTGCAACACAGTCAGCGTCAGTAGCGAATGCTGTAATAAGGCCGTCTGCTTGCGTGTTTGTCCCTATGTCCCATCCGGCAGCGTACATTTCTTGCAGGTTGGCAACTGTCATGCGACCACCAGTACCTACCGAATTCTTGACTGCATAGATCGTTGCCGCGTATCCGCGAGACTGGAAAGCCGGGAAAACGTTGCTGTACTGGGTGTCGCTGCAATCATCGAATGTGAATACGATGGTCGGTCGGCCTGCCGCGTTATAGAGCAATGGCCCAATGACTACATCGGTCGTATAACCCGCATTCTGGTTGGCCGAAATCTGATACTGAACCGTTCCATTTGCGCCACTCGCGAACGTACCGAACTCGCTATTGTCAGCAGCAATCCACCGGCGGCCTTTGCGGTAAGTCGTATCGGTATCGGTAAACGCCAGAGTTCCGGTAGCCGCACCGCGAGTCATTGCAGCAGTCAGGCCAGCTACGCCATTGAGCCGGTTAATCATGTAGGCGATAACGCCCATGTTTGCAGGGGTTAGGCTTTGGGTCGTTGTCTTACGGGCGAAAAGCGTAACGCTGGTGCCGTTGCCGGTCAGGCGTACTTTGCCTTCGCCTGCTTGACCTCCGTTGTAATCGGCAACATTGGTATTCGCCGAAAACGTGTATCCAGCAGCCCCGCTGCTCTGGAAGGCGTCGAGCATAACGGC